CACGCAACTTTCCAAAATTACAAAAAGGACCTTTGAAGAGTTGGAAGGCCATTTGGGAATTCGAGGAGACGTTGCAAAGAAAAATGGATTTTATGTATTAATCAAATAATCAGGAAGGAGTGGAGTTTGTGGCCACAGTAAAGAATTCTTTACTCCTTTGAAATTATGAATATTTACCAAAAGAAGATGGTTAAAGTCATGAAAGACCTTTGCGGTAAAAGAAATATGTACGAAGTGTTTTTCGACTTTACCAAAATGTCAGCATGCAGTATTTCCAATGTTACTGACAAAGTGCATTTTGAAGAAAGAGAGAAGTTGTATCTGTCTATTCAAGAGAAATACACCGAAGAAGAACAAGAAAAGTTCCATAAATTATTCGCTTTGCTAGTTGAAGCTTTAGAAGAGACTACGACTGATATACTAGGTGAATTGTATATGACTTTGGAAATCGCTAATAAAGATGCAGGGCAATTCTTTACGCCATACAATGTAGCTCGTTTAATGGCAGAAATGAATTTTAGCGAAAATGATGAACAATTGAAAAATGGAAAGCCAGTTGTTTTTTATGAGCCTTGCATTGGTGGCGGTGTTACCCTCATTGCTTTAGCAAATGTGATGCGAGAAAAAGGCTATAACTACCAAAGAAATTTGAGAGCGTTGTGTGGTGACATCGACGGAAATGTACTTTCAATGGCATATGTACAATGTTCCTTGTTAGGAATCGATGCGATATTTGAAAGAAAAAATGCACTAAGTAATGAACCTGCAACAGACGTATGGTTTACACCGTTTTACGCTTTGAATAGAGCAAAAGAAAAAGAAACGCAAAACACATTAGAAATACTAAAAGAAGTAATGGAACTTTTGGAAAATAAAACAAGCAGTTCATTTACTGAACCAGAACAGCTGGCATTATTTTAGAAAACAAATAGAAAGGAGCGGAGATTTGCGGCCGCATTAAAAAGCTTTTTCTCCTTTGAAATTATGAAAAGAATACTTGATGCTTGCTGTGGTAGCAGAATGTTTTGGTTTGATAAGCAAAACGAACAAGTTTTGTTTATGGACAACAGAGAACATTACGAAAAATTAGACAGTGGGCATGTTATCGATGTTAATCCTAATCTAGTTGCAGATTTTAGAAAGATGCCTTTTGAAGATAACTCGTTTTATCATGTTGTATTTGATCCTCCGCATTTATTGAGGTGTGGTAATAACAGCTGGTTGGCCAAAAAATATGGCAAGCTAAACGAGAAAACTTGGAAAGAAGATATACAAAAAGGTTTTCATGAGTGTATGAGGGTTTTGAAGCCCAATGGGACGTTAGTTTTTAAATGGAACGAGGAACAAATCAAGTTATCTGAAATATTAAGCACAATTGATTGTGAGCCATTGTACGGCAATAAAAGAGCAAAAACACATTGGTTAGTATTTATGAAAGCGGGTGAATAAGATGAATGAGCAAATAAATTTGCTTGAGTTAGATAATGATAAACTTTGGCAATTTTATGGGCATTATTGTAATGACGATTGGTCCGCTAAGACAGAGACCGTGAATGGTGTTACTGACATAGTGCTAGGTTTTAGAGTTAAACTATCGAAAAATGAGCTGAGAAAAATATGCAGAGATGCCATTGAAATAAGCAGAATTAAGTATGGATATTCCGTTAGGTTTTTAACAAATAATGTAAAGAAAGAGCTGTTCGTTCGTTTTGACAACTACACCACTAGTAAAAAAAGAGATGTCTTTGAACATATAAATTTATATTTTTAAACGGAAAGCGGGTGAAGAAGATGATAAGAAAGGCAGATAAAATTCGTGCATGGGAATTACAAATGATGTCTCAAAAAATCAGAGTTTTGAGTGGTTTAAGTACAGGTCCAACTGTCACTGTTATGGAAATAGGAAAGTCGTGGCTTGACCACGAACCACTGTATAACAAACTTTCTGCTGCTATTTATCACAATAACAATTTAATTCATTTGTCAAAAGATGACGAAGGCTATTCTTACAACGCAGAACAATTTGAGAAAGCGGTCAATGACTTTTGGGAAATAAACGCAGAAAATTTTAATGAACCATGCGAAAAGCGACCTGTCTACTAATAAAAATCAGATAAAGAAAGCGAGTGAAGAAGATGATTCCAAAGTTTAGAGCATATTCAGTAGAAGAAAACATAATGTATTATCCAGATGAAGATGAAAATGTAGAATGGACTATTGATGATGATACAGGATTTATAGCGCCTCTTATAAATCTAGAAAATGGCATGTGGGGAATGATTGATAAATATGTGCTCATGCAATCTACAGGCTTGAAAGACAAGAACGGCGTGGATATTTTTGAAGGTGATATTTGCATTCAACGTGGCGAAGAACCTTACTCTGATGAAAATATGACATTGGATGATGATTGGGAATACACAGGTATTATTAAGTTTCAGGATTTTGCATATTGGCTTCAGGACAATGAAGGTTTCTCAAAATGGTTGGGAACTGATTGTGACGAAATTGAAGTTATTGGAAATATACACGAAAATCCAGAATTATTGGAGGGAACAGAATGAGTAGATTAAGCAAAATAAACGATTTGGCATTTGATCTAGTGCATGAATATATGGAACCGGGCAAACAATTTTCTTATGGAAAACAGATATATGATTTGTCTGATGAACCAGAACTCAACGAAAATCAGCAGACTGTGCTGGATTGGTTGAAAGAATCATGCAAATTAAACGGATTACGTACAGTTATCGAAATTATGGGATTTTTATCAACTACTGGTGGAAAAATGAAGTATAAGCAAGTAGCTTATGCATATGGTGATTTAAATGATGATGAATTAGCTCAAGTATTACAGTTATTTAGCCAGTGGGTTTGGGAACAGGAGGAAAAATAAATGAAATTTTACGAAATTAAGGACCCTTATTATGCATTAATTGCTGCTAAAGATGAAAAACAATGTTTAAAACTTTACAAGGATATTGTTTGCGAAGTAGAAGACGAAAAAGAATTTTTTGATGATATGAAAACAATTGATAAATACGAAGCGTTCAAAATGCTTGCTAAAAGTCATACAGAAGAGGGTGACAAGACTGGCGCAGAAGAAGCTTTCAATCAGTTAGAAAACCTTGAAGAAAACGGCGAAGTATTATTGATTGACGGCGGCTTGATTTAGGAGGAATCAAAATGAAACTATATCGATATGAAAGTTCCCAAAATACTGGACGTTGGACAGAAAGCTTAATTCAAGCAACTAAAGAATTTGAAGATGAAAAAGACTACTTAATGGCTGACGATCCAGAAGAAGACGAAACAGTAAAATTAGTCTCAATTGAGATACCAGATGACTTGATAGATGAACTAGAAGATGAACGCAAAGAGTTGAAACAGGCTATATTAATGCATGATCCAGATCGCTTAAACGAAAACCCAAGAGAGGATGGCTATGACTTTGATTTTTATGCTGCTTGGTCTGATGATATAGCGAAACGTAAGGAGGACCAGCGATGAATAAACAAGAATTGATTGAAGAGTTAGAATGTATAGAAGTTTCTACAGACAGCCTTGATTATTTGAAAGGTGCTGACTATGCCAACGAAAGAGCAATTAGCTTAGCAAAACAGCTAGACGAACCGAAAAAAGTCGTTGTTCCGAAGTTCGTGGCAGAATGGATTGAGTTATGCAAAGGATTAGAGTGCACTCTGTATTGCTCAGCAACAAGTAAGCTTAGAGATACGATGCATATAGAAAAAGCTAAAGAAGTATCAGACTGGCTTGATACTTTTGAAAATCATGAGTTGTTTGCTCACGCATGGCTTGACGGCTACGAAGTCGAGAAGGGACCTTTATATCACGTTTTATTACCAGACAAAGGGGCGACTAACACAGGATATACTTTTTTAAATTTAGCGGGAGCAATTGATTTTACGACATGTAAGGAAAAGGTGGATATGTTAACAGAACAAGAAATCAAAGCAGTTGATGAGCGCTATTGGCCGTTTGCTGTGAAGGTGGATGGTGAATAAATGAAACGCAACTGGAAAAGAGTAATAAATAAAGTTAGTGGCATTGCAATAATGATTCTTGTAGCCAAAGCAACCGTGAGCTATTTCGTGTATGGCAATAACAAGCAGTGACCTTGTTTATTTCCTTTCATGCTCGTTTATTTTGGGATTAGGGCTATATTTAGGGGGTTCCAGCGTATGAGTTATCCAGAAGTTTTTATCTTAGGAAGGCAAGTTGATGGAGTGTATGTTGAGTACTTACATGGAGCAGAGAAAGCCGATTTATTTTTCGATTATACGATAGCTCGTGATGAAAGAAATCATATGAATAAAACCAATACAAAAGATGGCGAATGGAAAATTTTGAAATATGGTAGACCGATAACAGTATTAGGAGAGGATGATTAGTTGCGGGCGTCAACATTTAACTATATCAAAGATATTTTAGGAGACTATTATAAAACCGATGACTATATTCGGCAACGCGAAGAAGAATTACGTTATCCATATAGAGAAAGTGATTTGAACAGTGGCATTAAAGGATCACACGGAAATAATGAAGCTGCTGCCAATTTACTTATTACGATTGAACAAGACAGGCGGCTAGCAAGCTTAGAACGGAATAAACGCATCATTGACAAAG